CAGGTCTGTAGGTATTGTCACCGAGACCGATCTTGCCTTGACTATCATCAAGCCTATCAAGGGAGCCAACACGGTCATTGAGACCGATACAGCTCTCCCGATCAGCAAGAAGAAGCGTAAGACAATCGGCATCGTAGTTGAAACTGACACTGCGATTGCCATTGGCAGGACACATCGTCGTACGATCGGTATCGTAACAGAGACCGATCTTGCGATTGCATTGGCTCGTAGGAAGACAAAGGTTGTTGGTATTGTAGTCGAGACCGATACAGCTGTTGCTATCGGCCATAAGAAGCGTATGCTTATCGGGACCGTTGTTGAGATTGACCTCGCCCAGCCAATCGTTAGGCCTCCGACTATTATTACAGCGATCCATGTTGATGTTGGCCTTACCGGAGTCGCGCCCCACGACCTCGACGGGCCTGCGTTGGAGCGTATCATGACTGGCGCTGCTGCGCAGGGTATAGATGGAGTTGGCACTATCCCAGTACTGATCGAAGGTGTAGCTAGTCACGCGCTGATTGTAGACGGTCCATCTCTGAGCCGTCTCATGACAGGTGCTGGCATCAAGGATGTGAAGGGAGCGGGTATCTAATGGCAGTGACTCTTCAGCGCGAATCGACCGAGTACGTCTACTTCGGGTTCACTGGGGATGTACCAGCGACTGGTGCAGAGGTTGCGTTCCTTGCAGCAGGTACGCGGCCTACCACAGAATGGAAGACTGCGATCGTTGTCAACAACAGCGGTCACGCTCTGTGGAATGATGCACAAGCTTCGGGGGTAACGGGCGACTACTTCATCGCCCGTCTAGTTGGGTCGTTCGGTGCGAACGATCTAGTCCTTACTCCAGGCGACTACCAGCCATGGGTGAGGCTGACCGACACTACCGAGCGTCCCGTCCGTATCGCTCCTGTGACGGTGACAATCGCATGAAGGTCTTAGTTCAGTACGACCACGACTCTGCAGACTTCCGGACCATTGAGTTGGCAGTGGGAGAGAAGGACACACAAGAACCTCTCGAGGGATGGCGCGCAGCGTTCCGTGATACTGTCGATGGCGTCAAGTACGTCTGGGTACGTCTGGATGAATCTCCTAGGTACATCTGGCTACGCGTAGAAGGTACCGTAGCTAGGCGTGTCAAGTTTGCATTAGAATAGGAGGTTACTTTTATATCTTAAGAGTTGCGTGTCCTAAATAGAAAAGGGTACAATTAACATAGCGGAAACCGTTAGGAGGTCGACGTGAAGTTCGCATTCCTCACCAATGTCCAGAGCATTCAGCTGGACGAGGCTACCAACGCTTCGTGGGTACATGCGATGAGTCTTGGTACGAAGAAGCACCCACAGTATGGCGACCTTGATTTTACGCCTGAGCGTATCAAGAGGTTTGCTGACAGCGTCAACAGTCGAGTTCGCGGCATCGACCCCGACATCGACTACGACCACAAGGCCAAGATCGACGAGGCTGCCGGGTGGGTGAAGCAGGCAGAAGCTCGGAACGATGGTCTGTGGCTGTTTGTCGAATGGACCAAGACGGCCGCTGAGAAGATCAAGGAGAAGGCGTACCGGTACTTCTCGCCCACTTACCACGATGAGTGGGTAGACGCCAACGGTGTCAAGCACACGGATGTCGTCTTCGGTGGTGCCCTCACCAACAGGCCGTTCCTCAAGGACCTTGTGCCTGTCAACCTCTCGGAGCTCGTCGGGGAACCGCCCGTCGTGCCCAACCAACCCAAGGAAGGAGAAGGCATGGACCCCAAGAAGCTCCGGCTGACGCTCGGCCTGGCGGAAGATGCCACTGACGAGCAGGTGGAGGCGAGGCTCAAGGCTCTGTCCGAGCAGACCCCGCCGTCGGCTCCGCCGGCACCGCCTGTTGCTCCGCCCGTCGTGCCGCCTGTCGTGCCGCCGGTTCCGCCGGCGCTGACCGTCGACGAGGCGCTCGCCCAGCTCAGCGAGGCGGCGAACAACCCTGCGATCAAGGCCCTGACCGATCTGGTCACCGCCCAGCAGGAGGAGCTCTCGTCGCTGCACAAGAAGAACAAGGAGCAGACGGTCGAGGCCAAGCTCAAGACGCTGGACGAAGGCAAGTCCTTCAAGGTTCCGCCGGCGGTCAAGAACCACCTTCGCAACATCATGCTCAACTCTCCCGAGTCCGTGGCGGACGAGGTCTTCAAGCAGTACCAGAAGACCCTCGAGCTCGGCATCATCGACATGACCGAGAAGGGCTGGACGCGGCGCAACGCTGACCAGACCCCAGGCGCGCAGTTCGAGAACCTGGTGAAGAAGCTCCAGGAGGAGAACAAGGGTCTGTCGTACCCGGACGCCATGGAGATGGCGGCGTCCCAGAACCCCAAGCTCTACGACGAGTACCGCGAGAGCGCGTTCTCGTTCCGCGAGAACTGAGAGGAGGTAGTCCGAAATGGGTGTAGGTCCGAACTACGTCCTCGACAAGGGGATGAAGGTAAGTGGATCTGCTGCGTTGGTGGCTGGACACTTCGTCAAGCTCACCACGAACGTTCAGGAGATCGCACCTACGAGCGGTATCACCAACGTCGCGTTCGGCGTGGCGATGGAGAACGTGGACGCGACGAAGGTTACCACGGGCAAGGTGTTCGCTGATGTCCGCGTCTTGGGCATCGCTCGCGTCGAAGCTGCGGCCGCCATCGCGATCGGTGCCAAGGTGGCTCCAGAGGCCGCCGCGACCGGTCGTGCGCAGACCGCTGTGTCGACCCAGTTCCCCGCAGGTATCGCCCTCACGGCGGCGACGCAAGCGGGCGACTACATCGATGTTCTACTCACGCCCGGCATGCCGGTCCTGCCGTAATAAGGGAGGTGTACTGACAGATGGTAGTTTACAACCCGACCGGATCGAGAAACGTTCACATCGATCAGGTTCTGACCAACATCTCCCTCGGCTGGCCCAACAACGGTCTCGTGGGGGAAGCACTGTTCCCCAGCGTCGGGGTGCGAAAGCAGTCCGACAAGTACTACGTCTTCGGCCGTGAGGCCTGGCTCCCGGAGACCAGCGACTACCGTGCCCCGGGTTCCGAGGCGAACGAGATCCCTGGTCTGCAGGTCAGCCTCGACACGTACTACGCTCAGGAGCACGCGCTCCAGATCGCAGTGACGGACGAAGAGCGGGAGAACTCCGACTCGCCGCTGTCTCCGGACCGCGACGGTACGGAACTCGTGACCAGCAAGATCATGCTGGGCCGCGAGCTCGCGATGAAGAACATGGTCACCACCACTACGAACTACGCGACCGGTATGAGCACCACGCTCTCCGGCACGTCGCAGTGGAGCGACTACGCCAACTCCAACCCGATCGGCGACTTCCGCACCGGGCAGCGTGCCATTCACGCCAAGGTGTTCATGGAGCCGAACGTCGCGATCATCCCCTACCAGGTGATGTCGCAGCTGGAAGACCACCCGGACATCATCGAGCGGATCAAGTACTCGGAGCGTGCTGTACTGACTCCCGAGATCGTCGCCGCTGTGCTCGGTGTGCAGCGTGTCATCGTTCCTGGTGTCGGAATCGGTACCGGTGCTCCGGGTGCTGCCGGCAACGCGATCACGGCCGGCTACCTCTGGGGCAAGGACGTCGTCATGGCGTGGGTGCCTCCGCGTGCGGGCATGCGCATCCCAGCCTTCGGGTACGAGTTCACCTGGGGCTTCGGAGGCGGTAACGGTCAGATCACCGACCGTTGGCGCGAAGACAAGCGAGCGTCGGACCTGATCCGCGTTCGCCGGAGGTACGACCTCAAGATGGTCGGTGTCGAGATCAACCCGGCTTCGGGCGACTTCGGCAAGTCCATCACCGGCTACGTGATCAAGGCTGCGGTGGCCTGATGTCTGTGCGGCGCGTCCGTGTGGGAGACCTGGTACCTTACCTCCGTACGAGCGGACGTTGGTCTGCTGCGAAGGTGCTCACGGTGGTCAATCAGTCGAGCGTCACGCTTGCGATTGTCCAACCTAACGGTACTCGTGTCAATCTCAACGGAGGCGCCGCAGTAGGCAAAAGGACATCTCACGGTCAAACGAACGTTTGGAGGCACAGCTAATGCCGACCGTTGCTCTTACCAACATCAAGCACGGCAACGAAGATGGCAGCGTCACCTGGATCGACGAGGGTGACGAGGTCAAGAAGTCCGATCTCCCGGACGGGGTGTTCGACGAACTGAAGGACGCTGGTGTGATCGGCGCTCCTCCGGCCCCGACGGAAGCCGACGCGAGTCTGCAGGAAGAGAACGACGCCCTTCAGAAGAAGGTCGCCGATCTCGAAGCGCAGCTGGCAGAGGCGAAGAAGGCGACGCCAGCGAAGACTGCACAGACGCCGGCGAAGTAGTACGATCGAGAGTAGAGGGAGGGTCGAGCCATGGCTCACATTACCGTCGATGACGCGTCTGCTTGGGCTGAACCGCTCAAGCTCCCTATCACTGTCCTGGATGATGACCTCGAGGACAGCATCGCTACGCAGGTGCTAGCGAAGCTTGCAGTAGCGTTGGTTACGACGTCATGGCTCGACTCAAACTCTACTCCCGAAATCGTTCGTAAGATCATGGCGATGGAATACGTCGCCGGCTATATCAACAGAGCGCAGGCGAGTGAAGAGGACCTCAACGCCTACGCGCTTTGGCTCTGGTCAAACGCTGAGACCCTGATTGAGGGTTTGGTTGCTGGTACTCTAGTCATCGACCCGACTGTACCTCCGACCACCGATCCTTCCTCCCCCCTCTACTACCCCACGGATGCTTCAAGTGCCGCGACCCCGACATCCGATGACATGAGCCTGGGAGGCCCATACTTCAGCATGGGGAGGATCTGGTAGATGGTTGGAAAGAGGATCCCAAGCACACGTGAAGTCGCAGAGAATATTCGCGGCAACTTGCGTATGCCCTCTCCCTCGAAGGGGAGTGTTCCGCAGCTTCAGTTCGAGCCTTCTATCGGTATCATCGCTAGGGATATCGACAAGATGGGTATGGATATTCGTTCCTTTCGTGAGCCTCTGACCCGTGCTATCAAAAAGGTCATTATCCCGAGCATCCAGAAGAACTTCGAGGTGGGCGGACGTCCTGCTTGGGAGCCTTACTCTCCCGCGACCCTTGAGATCCGGGAACGTATGGGTGGAGATACTCCCAACAAGCTCCTGAACAAGACTGGTGCACTCCAGAAGGCAATGAAGCAGTTCAACATCTGGACTGTCAATGATACCGCAGCCATTCTTCTTGATCTTCCTGCTAACGTTTCCTATGGAAAGATTCACCAGGGAGGCTACAACGCAGGAAGTGCTGCACTCAAGTCTGTAAGTAAGGGCACCAAGTCGGTACGAGATGCTGCTTTGCAAGCTAAGCTCCGTGCGGCTCTACGTTCAGGTTCACGTGTTCAGAACTTTGACTTCGGAATCCCAGCGCGACCCTTTGTCGTGTACCAAGAACAAGACCTTGATGCAATCCAGAGAGAGTTCGATAACTGGCTGCAGGAGAAGATCAACAAGTACTGGATGAAGGGGGTATAATGCCGCTTACTAGCTCTTACGTTACGCTGTGTCAATACCTCTTTGATCTAGTCGTTGCCAACAAGGGAACGCTTGGCCTATCTACTGCTGTTGACGTTGTCAATGTGTTCTACGGAGACCAGGACACGATTCAGTTTGTGCCTGCTGTCTGTATCGAGCCTGACAACAAGCATCGGGAGTACAACGGTATCAAGCGTAGGACACAGAACGACTTTAGGATCGGTATCCTGATCTATGCAGGCAAGATCACCGATCCCCAAAGCAACCGCAAAGATGCTGACCTTTTGGCTGAGGCGGTCGAAACGCTCATCCACGCCAATCCTCAATTCGGTGGGCTAGTCATTGACAGCTTGGTGACTGACATCGATTCAGGGTATCAGCGGAAGGGTGACAACACTGTACTGCGTACAGCCCGACTCACCGTCACAGCTCGCACGCAGACAATCCTACCCCCTAGCCCATGACGGAGGTGTGACATGGGATACAAGTTGGAACTGGATCTCCCGAACGTGGGAAAGGGCGTGGAGGTCTACCTCGACGGACTCGGTATCTACGAGAACGGCAAGGACTACGAGATCACCGATGAACAGGCCAATGCATTTCGGGTCGCTCATCAAGTGGTAACGTACCACACGGACGAAGAGACCGGCACGGTGACTCACACCACCGAAGAGCCTGGCCCGACGGTCCTCGAGTACTTCAAGGATCGCGAGGGTGTGTCGGTCTCGACGGACAAGAAGAGCGAGCCAGCGAAGAAGGCGGCTGCTTCCAGCCCTGTGGTGAGTGAAGCGAACAAGGGCGCGGCTGACGGCTCGAGCGAGAACAAGGGAGGTGAAGGACAGTGACGGTTGGTATTGGTGCTGGTGGTGCTCTTGGCGTGGCTTTCGAAACTACGCAGGGTACTTACATCGCTCCTACGAAGTTCGTACCGATTGATAGCGAATCTCTGCACTACGTGCAGGATACGGTTTGGCGTCGGCCGATTCGGTACACCGCTGAGATCCTAGGCGCTGTCGCTGGCAACTCGCACGTTGAGGGCGAGATCACGATGGACTGTACTGAGGACATCCTGATCTACTTCCTTCGTGCAGCTCGTACAACGTGTGTGAAGAGTGGCACTACTCCGAACTTCACCTACACGTTCACTCCCACCCCCGCTGCGGTACCTGTCAAGACGTTGTCTATCGCGATTGACCGTAACGGCATGGTGCACGGTTACGTTGGTTGCATCGTGTCTAGCTTCACGATCTCCATCGAGGACGGTGCACTCAAGCTCAATGCGAGCATCGTTGGCAACACCGAAGCGGCACAGAGTGCACTGACTGGTGTCACCTGGCCTACAACGTCTCCGTTCGGTATGGGTCTCTACGCAATTGAGATCCCGACCGCTACAGCTGTCTTCGACACGGACACCTTCCAGTTCCAGGTCGAAGACAACGCCGAGCCTCAGTACCGTCTCAAGAACACTGGTACCGGTGCGCAGTTCGTCGCGTTCGGGGAGCGAGCGACGACGATGTCGGTAGAGCGTGACTTCGAGGCTCGTACTGAGTACGACGCGTTCAAGTCTCTGACGTCCAAGAGCATTACGCTCAAGGCTGTTCGCAACGCCAACGCCTCGGTCCAGATCGACATGCCGGCGTCCATCGTCGACACGTACGAAGTTGGGTTGAGTGGTCAGGGTGATCTTCTGCGTGCTCAAGTCGCCTACAATGGCGTCGTTGACGGTACTGGCAAGTCTTACCAGATCATCGTCAAGACGGCAGAAGACATCGTCGTTCCGTAACTGGCAACCAGTCCTGAGGGAGGACCAAATGCCGAATGCAACAGTGGATGTGGAGTCCACACAGAAGTACGATCTGAAGACGTTGGAGGAGGGCTTCGTCGTACTACGTCGTATGTCCTATGGGGACATTCTCCAGCGGCGTACCTTCACCAAGATCGAGATTGGGGGCGACTCGAAGTCCAAAGACTTCCGTGGCGAGCTTGCAATGGCGAACCGCAAGGTCACGGAGTTCGAGTTCGCCAAGTGTGTTGTCGATCACAATCTCGAAGATGCAAGTGGTCGCAAGCTGAACCTCAACGCGCCTTCGGACTTCAACCAGCTCGATCCTCGGGTCGGACAGGAGATCGAAGAGTACATCTCCGAGATGAACAACTTCGAGGCTGACGAGGAAAACTGAGAGCCCGGATCAGGGCCAGTGTAGTCATGAGCCGGGATGCTGATGACGAAGTTCTAATGTTCGTCAGCATCGCACATATGTGTCGGAGGTTCAATTGCCTACCTGGTCCGGGCGGACTCCTTGAACAAGATGGCTACATCATGATGGGCGTTGCTATTGCAATGGACGCCATTCATGAGAAGGAAAAACGCGAGCAGAAGGACGAAGCAAACCAGCTCGCAAATAAGGCAAGAGGGTGAAGGGAGGACACGGTGGCGCTTTCGACACGTGAAGTGTTCCTGATTCTACGCGCGCGTGACGAAGCGACCCGTGTCCTTCGAGGCTTCGGCGACAGTATGAAGAAGCTGGACAAGGATACGCAGGCTGTTGTCCAGCGTCAGATCGCACACGGCCAGGCTCTGTCCTCTGTCGGTATTGGTCTCATTGCAGCAGGTACTGCTGTGACCGCTTTCTTCAAGTCCGCTGTCGATGCATCGAACGAGTATACTCGACAGGCGGCTCTAACCAAGACCCAGACTGACAAGGTCAAGGTTAGTATCAGTGAGCTGAAGGACATTGGTCGAGAGGTCGGAGCTAAGGTCCCGACTGACTTCGACAAGATTCAGACTGCACTGTACGACATCTTCTCGTCGATCGATGTTAACCTACCACAGGCCAAGCAACTCTTGCACGAGTTCGCTATGGAGTCTGTGGCTGGTCAGGAAGATCTACAAGAGGCAGGTAAGGGTACTATCGGTATCCTGAACTCCTTTAAGATCCCGATCAAGGATGTTCGTACGGTTTCCGACACCATGTTCCAGCTGGTTCGTAAGGGTGTCGGTACTTATGCACAGTTCAACAAAACGATTGGACGTGCTGTTCCTTCAGCTGTTCGCGCAGGACAGAGCTTTCAGAGTCTCGCCGGTATGATGGCGTTCTTGACTCGTAACGGTATCTCTGCAGCCATGGCCTCAGCGTCAGCGGGTCGTGCTTTGGATGCTATCTCCAATGAGAAGGTCGTAGGCCGACTCGAGAAGATGGGCATTAAGGTACGAGACGCAGCTGGTGAGTTCATGCCCATGAACAAGATCATGACGCAGCTCGGCGAGAAGATGAAGGACATGACAGGTCCTGAACGCGCCGCTGCGTTGAACGATCTATTTAAGGGTGCAGGCGGCACTATTCAGGCTAGACGTTTCTTCGATCTTGCTGTCAAGAACTACGCTCAGTTGAATCAGTACACTGACGCGATGATCCACAGCAAGGGTGCCATGCAGGAAGCGTATGACACCATGTTCAAGCAGCCACAGTCTCAAGCTGTACTGCTAACGAACAATATGAAGATCCTGAAGACCGAGATTGGTGACGCACTAGTACCTGCTTGGTTGGCTATCACTGGAGCAGTCATCAAGGTTGTCCAGTGGTTCAACAAGCTAAGTCCTCACACCAGGAAGATGATCGTACGGATCGCAGCCATTGCAGCTGGTGTAATGATCCTTGTCGGTGTCATCGCGACTGTTGTCGGTGGCATCTTGTTGTTCACTGCAGCGCTGACTGCTGCGGGAATTACTCTTGGAGCCTTCCTCGGAGTTGTAGGCATTGTCGTTGCCGCTATCGTTCTTCTTGGCGTCGTCATCTTCCTGCTTGTTAAGTATCACAAGCAGATCTGGGCCTTCATGAAGAAGGTCTGGTTCGCTATCGCGGACGCTGTTGTCGCTGCGAGCCAGGCCATTTGGGATGCTATCAAGTCGGCTTGGAGTGCGATAGTAAACTTCTTCACTGGAGTTGGCGATGCTATCGTAAATGCTTTGGGCTCCGCCTGGAAGAAGATCGTTTCTGACACCAAGGCCGTACTGACCTTCATCAAGAACGTCTTCAGTGCGATAGGTAGCTTCTTTACAGGCATCTTCAATACCGTCAAGAACGCTGTCACGACGGCTATCAACGCAGTCATTGGTGCCTTCAAGGCAGTGGTGAATGCTGTCGGTGTTGCTATCAATGCCATTGCCACCGTATGGGGCAAGATCGTTGACGCTGTCGATGGTCCTGTTATGGCGATCCTTAAAATCTTGAACGAGATCTGGATCCGTATCTACCCGATCCTAGTCTTGCCGTTCTACATTGCACTGCGTAGTATGCAGGGCATCTGGAAGCTTATCAAGGATTCCTTCTCTACTATCAGTGACTGGGCAGTTAAGGTATGGTCGAAGACTTGGGCAACGATCGAAAAGTACGTTGCTGATCCTCTTTCACGTGCTTGGACGAAAATCAAGACCTACTGGGCCGACGTCAAGGCAGCATTCACTGCTGCGAAGGATTGGGTAACGAACACCTGGTCTAAGGTCTGGAACAACATCACCAACATTATTATGGTGCCGATCAACCTGGCGAAGGGCTATATCAAGAATCGCTGGGACGATATCAAGAACAACTTCAACGCCGTCAAGAACTGGGTCATCAACTCTTGGTCGAAGGCGTGGAATAAGGTCAAGGACGTTATGTCCGGCCCGATCAACGCTGCTAAGGACTTCATCGCGACGCGTTGGACGAACATCAAGAACAACTTCAATGCAGTTAAGAACTGGGCACTCAGCACTTGGTCAAAGTCGTGGGTGGCAATTAAGAATGCTATTGTCACTCCTATCGACAATGCCAAGAAGACACTTGCCTCGATCCTAAGTGCTGCGAAGGGCGGCTTGCAGTGGGTGTTCACTCAGGCTGTTGCAGGTATTAGTCGTGCTTGGAGCACTCTGAAGGATAAGGCAAAGGCTCCGATCCGCTTTATCATCGACACTGTCCTCAACAATGGACTGATTGCAGGCTTCAACTGGATTGCCAATAAGTTCCAGGCGCCAACGATCAAGCCGATCCCGTTGCCTAAGGGCTTCGCAAGTGGTGGCTTCTTTAGCGGACGACTTCCAGGTGCTCCTAGCGCTGTCGACAACATGCTCGGCTGGGCTAAGAACAAGGCTGTCGGACTTGCTTCGGGCGAGTTCATCGTGAACGCTCGATCCACTGCAAAGTACTTGCCGTGGCTGAAGGCAATGAACGGTGATGGCTTTGCCGATGGCGGCTTGCTTGGCTCGTTGAAGAGCGCTGCAGGTAAGGCTTTCAGTGCTGGTAAGTCGTTCGTAGGCGGTGCAGCGGACTTCCTCGCTAACCCAGGTGATTGGTTCAAGAAGCGGTTTGCTGGCCCACTCGGAAAGCTCAACCAACTAGGCAGCTCCGACGTTGTCAAGGTTGTTCGCAAGGTACCTGAGGCCGTTGGTAAGTTGATTACTGACAAGGCAAAGTCGGTACTGAAGGACATGGTAGGTGTTCCAGGCGGTGCTGGCGGACCGTTCCCAGGAGGCTCTGGTAGGTTCTCTCGCGACGGGCAGATCCTAGACGCTGGTACCTACACGATGTTGCTCAAGGCAGAGAAGATGCTGGGCAGCATGTTCCACGTCATGCAGGGTTCATTCAGCACGAGAGTCGCTGCCTCGGGTAGTACTCACGCAGGTGGCGGTGCAATGGACACCGACAACGCCGGTAAGGGTTGGGATGTCGCAGTACGTATCCTGCGTGCCGTAGGCTTTGCTGCGTGGCACCGTACTCCTGCACAAGGTCCTTGGGGACATCACATCCACAGCATCGCGATTGGTGACCCTCTTCTGTCTCCGTCGGCACGAGCTCAGGCCGCAGACTTCCTGCGAGGCGGAGATGGTCTTGCAGGCTACGCTAACGGTGCTTGGCGCATCATGAGGAACCAGCTAGCATACCTGCATAAGGATGAGATGGTCGTTCCAAAGGGTCCTGCGTCTCTGATCCGTAACGGTAAGGGTCGTGGCGGTGCAGGTAACGGGATCTACATGCCGATCACTATCCACACGCAAGAGATCGATCCTATCAAGCATGCCGCTGACCTCGGCTGGGAGATTGCAAGGAGGGTGGGTTAATGCCGCTTTCTTCTGACTTCACCTTCCAGTACAAGGACGACGGGATCATCCTGAATGGAGACATGGTCGACCCGACCTTGCCGTTCGTCGACATTACTGGAGTGACGGGTCTCGATAGTGGTGACTTCCGTAACAGTGATCGTACGCGCGAAGGTGCTGACGGCGGCTTTATGGACACCGGCTTTACTGACATGCGTGTCATTGTACTTTCGGGTACTGTCTACGGTACAGAGTCTTACCTTGAGCAGCTACGTGCGAACTTTAAGCCTTTCAAGGCTGGCGATAATGGCTACATTGGTGGCTTCCCATTCTACTACTCCGCGGATGGACTCTACCGTAAGTTGTTTGCACGTAGCTTGGGCATGAAGTACGACTGGGCAGAACTTCGTCGTACTGGTAGGACTGAAGTACAGTTCCAACTGAAGTGCGAAGACCCGACGATCTACAGTGCGGATATAAACGTCACCTCACACATGACGTTGTTGCCTATTACACAATTGGGCTACGGATATAACCGAGCATACAACCGTTCGTATGGTGGTGGAACGTTCGGTGGTGGTGTACTCAACGTACCTAATGCAGGCAACGCTATCACGTATCCAGAGATCACGATCCTTGGACCGTGTGACAATCCGTACATCATCAATGACTCGTGGCCAACGAACAACATCCCTAGGCTCAAGTTCGCAGGATCATTAGGTGTTGGCGATACTCTAGTGGTCAATACGTTGTACCGTACCGTACGGTTCAATGGAACTGCCAATAGGCGCAACTGGCTGTTGCCCCCGTACGTATGGTGGGGGCTGATGCCAGGCGACAACTTCCTCAGGTTTGGTGCCGATACACTTTCAGGAGCTGAAGCCTACCTGACCTACAGCTACGCGTGGGAGTAGATAATGACTGAACTCAACCCTCCGCTTCACCTACAGAACCGGACCGACCACACGGCTCAGGGAGACAGGCTCCTGCTTCGGTCTCTCTGGCGTGTAGGTGGCGTTGCTCAGACTGGCGACTTGACAGTTGCTGCTCAGGGCTCTCCCAACATGTCAGTCACAGTAGCTGCAGGCGCAGCAATCGTCCCAGGCACTGAGAACGCCTTCCAGGGAACGTACCACTGTTTCAACGATGCTTCCAAGACGGTAACGATTGCAGCATCGGATCCCACGAACCCCCGCAAGGACATCATCGTTGCGAAGGTTCAGGACGCCTTCTACTCTGGCGCAGTGAACGCCTGGTCACTCGTTGCGGTTACTGGTACTCCAGCAGGTTCACCTGTAGAGCCTGCGCTACCTGCGAACGCGATCAAGATCGCATCGATCAACGTTGCTGCCAACGCTACGTCGATCACGAACGCGAACATTACCAACAACACTACTCAGGCGCGTCGTATCGATAACGTCTGGCAGCAGGTCGCTGCTGGTATGACGTATCAGTGGTACAACTCCGCAGGTGTCTTGCTCGCAGAGCTCGACGCGAATGGTCACTACAAGAGCTTCGGCACCACAGGTGGTGCGACTAAGGTACGCAAGCCGATGTGTCGTGTTGAAGCGCCTTCGTTCACTATCCCGAACGCAGCTACCACCAAGATGCCATACGCGGCAGCCAACGTCAAGTATGACACCGACGGTATCTTCAGCGATGCGAACGACTGGCTTACCATTCAGACAGCGGGCATCTACCGTGTCGAGACGGGTGTCGCTTACAACTTCATCAACACCACTGGTTACCGAGCCGTTGGCATTACGAAGAACAACTCGACGGAGCTTGTACGTACAGCGCGAGATGCACCAACCACAAGCGGCGTGACTGGTGACCTTGATGTTGGCATTGTAATTGCTTGTAACCCGGGCGACACGTTCCATGCGTCATGCTTCCAGAACAGCGGTGCTGGTCTTTCTCAAACGACGGCTCCCGGTTACGGCAGCAGCACGTTCCTTCAGTGTGAATGGCTGGCTCCCCTGACATGAGAGACTACACGTACCTATTCGTTGACATCCTGTCCAACAGGGTAATCAATGAGTTGCCTTGTTACGGTACGTGGTTCTCCCGTGAGTTGTCAGGTGTCGGTAACATGACTGCTACCGTACCTATGAACACTGCTCAGTACAAGAACAGTGATATCAGGAGTGCAACCGAACCGGGCAAGACAGCTCTGTACGCCTTGTGCGATGACGCTGTTATTTGGGGTGGACCTATCTGGACGAGGACGTATAACTCTCAAGGTAGTAGTCTCCAGTTGACTGGACAGACTTGGGAGTCGTGGCCCAACAAGTTCTATCCTAGCGGGTCACTTCGCTACACTGGTGTTGAGCAGCGTAACATTGTCATTTCACTGTTGACTGCGATGCAGTCGGTAGCTTTGCAAAGTGCACAGTTCACCATACCATCCAACTTTCCAGATCAACAGACACGGACAGAGAACTTTCCGTTTGAGGACCTGAAGAGCTATGGCGAGCTTATCGAGTACCTGTCTGAGTATGACACGGGATTCGATTACGAGATCCTACCTTACATGGACACTAACGGTGTTCTGCAAAGGTATGTGAACTTGGGCAACCCTAAGCTCGGCAGGACTCAGGATCTTTCCAACCTTGTCTTTGACTACCCAACTTCGATCACTGACTACTACTACTCTGAGAGCGCATCACAAGGCGCTGCTAAGGTGTACGGTGTAGGAGGTGCTCCTGGCGAGAACGCTGCAGCTATTCGAAGCACCGTGATTCAGGCAGATATGGTAGCTGCAGGTTACCCGCTACTGACAGAGGTGTACACGAACGGTGACGTAACGTTCCAACCAACTCTCGATGCACAGACGAAGCTGTTTGCCACTTCGAAACGCAGCCCTGTGGTTGGGTGGACTATCAACGTCGATCCGACGCTTGACCCTGTTATTGGTACTTGGCAGCTAGGCGACTTTGCACACATCACGATCGAGGATAGTGGCTTCTTTGATGAAGCGCCGTTCTCTGGATACGTCCGTGTCGTTGGGTGGGAGCTTAATCCTCCGTCTGGTGATTCGATGGAAGCCCTGAAGCTAGTGCTCGAGGGAGGTGACTCAGACAGTGGCGGTTAACAGGTACAACACTAAGACGGACTTGCCAAAGATCTTTCGAGAGCTTGATCGAAGGCTCAAGTCCATTGAGCGTCGTTCCATCAGTAGCGTTGCCGCTGCAACTACCTTCATGCAGGCGGAAGAGCCTTGGTCAAATGAAGGGCCTGGTGGTGATCACTCCTCGGCTGTCGGTACTCTCTGGATCGATCCTACTCTAGATGGTCAGATCAAGCGTTGGAGCGATCAGGGCGAATGGGTCAACACGCAAGAAGGATCTCCTTCGGATGGCCTACCACCTACGAGCTCTCCTGATGCTATCTGCCTCTCAGGCATTGGTCAGTTCATTCTGAAGTGGACTCCTATCCTCAATGCTGATAGTGTCATCTACGAGGTACACGTTAGCACTACGCTAGGGTTCACTCCTACTGCAGGCGACACCACCACACTTGCGGGCACAACGGGAGCCTCTCAGTTTACTGTCAAGAGGCTTCCTGGTCCGCTGCCTGCTGAGGGCGATCCCGACCCTTATGCTCTGGACTACGACACTACGTACTATGCACGCATCATTGCAACTGACAAAGATGGTGCTGCAGCTCCTAGTCTCCAAACAGTGCGCACGGTCTTCCGTGTTACCGGAGTGGACATTCAGGCAGATACGATCACAGCTGCCAACATCCTTGCTGGTACACTGACGGGTGATCTGTTCGCCGCGACAGTCATCATGGCAGGTACGTTCAAGACTGCCGAGACTGGTCAGCGCGTCGAAATGGGCTATGCGGGTATCAAGGGCTACAAGTCCGACGG